GATTTTAGTCAATGCGTATTAAATTACAATCATGGCGGTATGTTATTTGCTAGAACCGCTAGTGGAACATTGCAGTTAACTGTTGATGAAAAAGGATTGAAATTGACAGGTGATGTAGCAGACACTTCGATTGGAAATGATGTGTATTCTTTAATTAAACGTGGTGATCTAAATAAAATGTCATTTGCCTTTATTGTTAATGGTGAAGAAGAAGAGATTGACCGAGAAAATAAAGTATATACAAGAAAAATTAAATCAGTAAAAGCGGTATATGACGTATCTATTGTAGATAACCCTGCATATAATGGCACATCGGTTAGTGCTAGAGCAAATGGGGACTATGAGAGATATGAAGATATCGAAAAAAGAAAACGGCTAACATTATTGGCCATGACATAAAAAAGTATTAGACACGCAGTAAGCGTGTTTTTTTATTACCTAAAAGGAGAGATAATATGAATCGTTTGGAACAAATTAGACAACGTAGAGCAGAATTGCGTGCAATGTTGGAAGATACTACACAAGTTAACTTGAATCTTGATGAAATTGAAACTGAGTTGCGTGCATTGGAAGCAGAAGAAACTGAACTAGAACGTAGAACAGCAATTTTGAATACTGTTCCTACTGCTACTACAGTGCCTGTACCTGTAGCAGAACAACGTGCACAAGGGGCAGAAGTATTCGATTCTGTAGAATACCGTAATGCATTCATGCAATATGTAATGAACAATACACCAATTCCTGCTGAATTACGTCAAAATGAAAACACATTAACTACAGATATTGGTGCAGTAATTCCACCTACAGTTTTGAACAAGATTGTTCAAAAAATGGAAAGTGTTGGTATGGTATTGCCATTAGTTACCAATACAAACTTTAAATCTGGTCTTGCAATTCCTACAAGCAATGTGATGCCTGTTGCTACATGGGTGGCTGAAGGGGCAGGTTCTGATCGTCAAAAAGCAACAACTGGTAACATCCAATTCGGTCACTTCAAACTACAGTGCAGAGTATCTATTTCTTTAGAAACATCTGTGATGGCATTATCTGCCTTTGAAAATATGATTTCCAATAACGTATCCAAAGCAATGGTTAAAGCCATTGAGAATGCTATTATCAATGGTACTGGTAATGGTCAACCTACAGGCATTTTAAAGGATGCGGCTGCTGGTGTGAAATTAGATGTTAAAGATTTTGACTATGCAACACTCGTAAAAGCAGAAGGTGAACTACCTGTTGAATATGAAGAAGGCGCTGTTTGGGTAATGACAAAGAAAACCTTCATGAATATTGAGGGGATGACAGATAAGAATGGTCAACCAATTGCACGAGTTAACTATGGCATGGGTGGAAAACCAGAACGATCTATTCTTGGCCGTGGTGTATTGATTGTACCTTATCTTAAAAACCTTGATGCGGCTACAACAGGTGATATTGTAGCGTTCATTTATCGATTTGAAGATTATGCATTAAATACTAACTATCAAATTGGTGTAAAAACATATGAAGATAACGAAACAGATGATATTGTTCGTAAATCTACAATGATTTGTGATGGCAAGCCTGTCGATACAAATTCTTTGGTTAAATTAGCGAAGAAAGCATAGGTGTAATTTATGTTGACGGTAGAAGATGTAAAACTTTATTTACGAATTGATGAAGATATTACAGAAGATGATATGTTTATCGATGAATCTATCTCTGCTGCTGTCACGTATATTGAGCAAATGACTGGGAAACCATATATTGACGAGCCACTATACCGTAGAGCCGTTCAATATATGGTTGCTCATTGGTACGAAAATCGTGAGGCAACTTCCTCAAAAACATTTGTACATGATTTACCATTCACGTTAGCTCCTATAATTCGTCATATTGCACTATCTAAAAATTATCCTAAAGAGGTGACAGAGAATGCTTAATATAGACGGAATCGGAAGATTAACGAAACGCATTGAAATACTAGCGTATCAAGATATTGAAAGCAATGGAATTACCAAACAAAAATTAGTGAGATTAATTCCAAATAGAATTTGGGCACGTATTGAACCATTACGTGGTAAACAATATCTAGAAATGTATAAAGAAAAAGTAGATGAATTATATAAGATTACAATCAGATATAGAAGTGGAATAACTGATGGGGTGCTAATCAGATATAAGGATGTAGTCTATAAAGTTAAAACTGTAATTGATCCATATGAAGAGCATACAAAGTTAGAATTGATGTGTCATATCTATAAACGAGGGAAATAATGGATATAAAAACTTTCATGGGGAGATTGGACTCGTACATTAAAGAGTATCCATTAGAGGCGGAAAAAGCTATGCGGAAAGAAGCTAACCGAATGAAAAAGGAATTAGTTAGCGCATCACCTGTTGGTAAAGGTAGAAAACGCAAAATTTCTAAAAGCTGGAAAATGGCAATCAATGGCAATAGTAGCAGTACGCTAGAAGCAACCTTGCGAAATACATCACCTCATTTTCATTTAGTTGAACGTGGGCATGTGATGAAAACTATGCATGGGAAAATTAAAGGATTTAAACAGGGGACATTTTTCTTTAAACGAACAGTTGAAAAGAATCGTAATGATATAAGAGAAGCTGTTGGTGGACACATGTTTAAAAAGCTGAGGAAGAAGATAAAGAATGGCTAACCGATTATCACAAGTGGCAATATGGAAAGCTGTGGCAAAGAAACTACATGACGAGTATAAATGCACGGTATATAGTGACGAGGTTTTAGAAGAGTTCACTATGCCGTGTTTTTTTGTAAAGCTTTTAATGAGTTCAGAGATGCAAACAAAGAACTTTATTAAAAGAAATGTAACTATTATTGCTACATATTTTCCTAGCAATGAAGATAAGGATGAAGAACACTATTTAACAGTGTTTGATAAATTTTTAATACTGTTTCAAATGGGATTTCCTGTTGGTGATCGTTATTTACATGTGGATGATATTCAGCAAGATAGAGTAGGAGAGGAAGATGATATCTTACAAATCACAATGGATATTACATTTATGGATACAACAGGACGAATTGAAAAAATGAAAGAAGAAGGCATCATGATGGGTGATGTCTCATTAACAGTAGAAGTGGAGGATACATAATGGCTAAATTAGGAATGCCTACGGTTGTAGTTAAATTTATTGAAGCTGGTATTGAAGCCATTCAACGTTCCCAACGTGGGATTGTTGCATTGATTTTAGAAGATACAAAGCAAGTAATTGATAAACTAGCAACAAAAACTAATGGACACGAAGTATTACCAAATCCATTCTTGGTATATACAGTAGATGATATTCCAGAAGAACTATCTGATAAAAATAAGGATTACATCTTAAAAGCATTAAAAGGCTATAACAAACCACCTTTGAAAGTTGTTGTATATATGATGCAACAAGGTGGAGATAAAGCTGGTGCAGATAGATTCCAAGAACCACTAAAAGCAATGCTTACAGAACGTTTTGATTATTTAGCAATTCCAACAATTGAAACTGCTCAATTGGAGTATGTTGCAACGTGGGTGAAAACAGCACGTGAAAATAAATTCAAAAAAATTAAGGTGGTATTGCCGGGTTCTAATGCAGATTACGAAGGCGTAATTAATTTTGGTAACACTAAAGTTGTTACGGCAGATCGTGAGTATAAAGCAGCAGAATATACCGCACGCATTGCAGGCCTTGTTGCAGGAACAAATATGACACAAAGTGCTACATATGCACCATTAACAGAAGTAATTGATTGTGACCGCCATACTCAAGATGAGATGGATACAATGGTGAATGAAGGTAAATTCTTCATTTGGTATGATGGCGAAAAGTTTAAAATGAGCCGTGGCATGAACTCTTTGGTAACAACAAGCCAAGGTAAACTCGAAGGATATCAAACAATCAAAATTGTAGACATTATGGATATGATTTATGACGATATCAGAAAAACCGCACAAGATTCTTACATTGGTAAATACACAAATGATTACGAGAACAAATGTTTATTAATTAGTGCGATTTTAGGTTACTTTAAACAATTGGAAAATGAACGATTGCTACAAAAAGATTACTCTACATGTGAGATTGATTGTGAAGCAGTTCGAACATACCAATTATCCCATGGCTTATTCACAAAAGAAGAATTAGCAAAAATGAGTGATGATGAAGTTAAGAAATTGGATACTAAGAAAATCGTATTCCTAAAAGCAAAAGTAAGACCACTTGATGCAATGGAAGATATCCAATTACCAATTAATATTTAATAGGAGGAGAACATGGAGAATTTTGCAGCGCAACAAGTAATGACAGGCTCTCATGGCCAAGTGTGGTTAGATGGTTCTTTGGTGTCACAAGCTACCGCAGTTAAAGCCACAATTAAATTAAGCAAAGAAGAAGTTAAAAAAGCCAAGACAATGAGTAAACAATACAAATATGTTGGTTATGAAGGTACAGGCAGTTTAACTATGAACAAAGTATCTTCTTTGATGATTAGTAAAATGGCTGAAA